ACCCGCATCCCCATGATGTCGCAATGCTGCGGCGCACTGTCCTGCGGGATCTTGATGAAGCCCGCTTCGGCATAATGGTCTTCGATCAGCCTCTCGCCCTTCTTCCAGAACTGCCAGTCGCGGTCGAAGTCGGGCAGTTCGATGCCGGTGTAGCTCCAGAAGCCGTCGCGGATCAGCCCGAAGCAATCGGTGGAGCCCCAGCCCCACGTCCGGCCTACCAGCGGCGCGCGCCAGCCGCTTGGCTCGATCACCGCCCACTGCCGCGTCGGCCAGCACATCAGCACCCACGGCAAGCCCTCGCGCTCCACTGTCGTGCGGTCGGCGTCGGAAGCAATCGGCGGAAGATAGACGTGGCTGTGGCAGATCGCCTCGATCTTCTTTGTGGCGGCGATGTCCCGGAACTGGCGCATGTCCATCGAGAACTCTGCCGCGACGGTCGATTGATTCGTGATGCGGTGGTACTCACCGTCCGCGATGACGCCACAGCATTCGAGCGGCTGCGTCTCGGCAGCATGAGCGAACAGTGCGTCGAGTTGGGCTTCGGTTGGCGTCATACGTACCTCGCCAACAACGACGCCGGAAAGGCGCTTGTTTTCAGTGGGTTGACCGTGCCGAAGCGTAGCTTGCAGGAAGACAGCGTTTTGCCGCAGCGGTCATCGCCGTTCACATCGAGCCCCGGATAGACAGGATCGGTGGTGATCTTCGCCCCAGCATAGCTGCATTCCGGCGACCGATAGAGCCACTGGCATGTGCCAGCGATCACTTGCCGTCGCGGTATCTCGATTCCTTGGAGGTCGAACGGCACCGCCAGTTCCCATTCCACAAAGATCGGGTTCTCCACGACCTTCCTCGAAACGAAGAAAATCTCGTCCTCGAAATGCGCGTTCGGATCGGCGTTCGGGTTGCCGACGCCGGGGAAGTTCACCGCATCGAGATACTTGCCCAGCGTCCGCTTGCGCGTCACCTTGGCCTTCAGCCCATCCTTGATGTCGCGCATGAACGCCGCCAGTTGCCCGCCGATGTTCGATGCGCGGATGATCGGGCGCGGCAGCTTGCCGACCGCTGTCTGCTCGAAGCCGTGCGCTTCCACAGGATAGGGTTCGTAGGTGATGCCCTGCCAGACGATGGCTGCGCGATTCTCCTTGCTGCCCGGATGAAAGCGCAGGATCGGCTTTGCCGACGCCCCCGGAATCGCCGTCGCATCGAACACGAACATCTCGATGACGGCTAGCGGCTGGAGAGTGTTGACGTCGGCTCTGACTGACATGGCTTAGACGATCGGCCCAATGCCGACTCCGTTGGCGAGGACGAACTCGGCTGACATGGTGCCGTAGTAAATGTAGTTCCACGTTATCGGATCGCGCTTACGCTTCACGTCGAGAGTGATCTGCCAGTTGTCGCAGAACACCTCGTTCACGATTTCGGTTAGCGGGTCCATGAAGTTGAAGGCAGCGCCCTTCTTCGATGCGAGAAAGGTATCCATCTCGACAAGCAGCGCCTGCTGGCGGTTGGAGAACACGACATTCCATTTGGTATCCAGCGCATTGATGCCGTCGAGGATGCGCTGCTGGTAGCCGTCTCCGAACTGCGCCACCCGCAAGCGCCACTCTTGTTCCTTGGCGACAGGAACGTCGGGAAGCCAGCAGGCATCATCAAGCCCATCGAACGACATCGCCTATGCTCCTTTCCGCAAGAGCCCGCCGGGGCGGCTCTCCTGCACAAGTACGACTTGAACCGCCGCCTGTATCTGCTTGCCCAACGCCCTGCCGTCTTGCGTGGAGGAAACCACGGCACCGCTCTCGGCCATGTCGATACTGATATCTCCAACGTTGTTGGTGAGCGTCATCTGGCCGAGTCCCTTGACTTGGTTGCGCGGCACGACAATCTCACCAGCATGCGCGAGGATCGGGATCGCACCGGGCGGCTTCACCATGCCGCCAGTGGCGAACGACGGCGCGCCCTTCCACCAGCTAGGATCGGCCCTGCGCGTCGGGTTGGCGGAATCACCGACAACGCCACCCTTCTCCAAGATCGAGCTTAGAATGCTGCCACCGCCCCCGCCGCCAAGACCGCCGCCGATCCCGAACAGACCGCCCAGCAGTTCCTTGCTGAACAACATTTCCAAGGCCATGTTGATCAGGCCGTCGATGATGCGGTCCAGCATGTTGGAGAACGCCTCGCCCGCGTCCACGCCGCGACGGAGATCGGAGATGAACCCGGAGATCGCCGATTGGAAAACGTTGGCGAACTGCTCGTTCAGCTTCTCCATGTCCTTGGCGAGCGACTTCTGCGTGTCGCCATAGTCGTTCAGCGCTGCCTTACCTAGGCTTATCGTCTGCTGTTCCGCACTCAGCGCGGCCCTTTGCGCATTGGTCAGGACAATGTTTTTCTCGCGCAGCGCCTGCTCGATCTTCAGCACTTCGTTGTTGGCTTCGTTGAGTGCCGTCTGCCGCTCCGTGGGGTCCAGCGTGGCGATCAGCGCCTCTGTGGTGAGGCCGAGTTGCGATGCCTTCTGCGCCAGCAGTTCGTTCTCGTCGCGCAGCGCCTGCAAGCGGCCCTCGTATGTCTCCGCTGCCTCGCGCGCCTTGTTCGCGCCCTCCTCTTGCGCCGCCAGCTTGGCCTTGGCCTCGGCCAGCGCGGTAACCTCGTCCTTCTCCTTCTGCGTCAGTTCCGTCCCGCGCTTCGCCGCCGCCTCCTCGGCAGCGGCCATGCCAGCCGACAGTTCGGCGGCGTAGACCTTCTTGTAGGTTTCCTCATCGTAAGCCTTGGTGAGAAGGCCGCTCAGCCGTAGACGCTCTTTCTCCTGATCGTTTTCCTTTTTCTGCGCCTCGGTGAGTTCGCCGACGCCCAGCGCCGCCTCGCCTTCCTCCGTGGCCCCCGCATAGACCCGCGCTTCCAAGCTTCGGCGGTTGCGGTTAACCCCGGCGTTGTCGCTGCCGAGCGCTTCGATGGCGCGCGCCACTTGACCGTGGTCGCCAGTCTTGATCGCCTTCACGATGCTGTCGGGGAGATCGCCGTAATTGTAGGCAATCGAGGTGAGGGCTTTCTTCTGATCCTCCGCCAGCCCCTCGAACGTCTCACCGCCGATCTGCCTGCGGATCACATCCTGAAACTCGCCTAGGCGGCGCTGTAGGTCTTTGGTCGCCCGCTCCACCGTGGTGACGGTATCCGCCGTCACCTTTTTGACCATGTTGTTTGCATCAACGAAGGTGTCGGAGCCGTAGCCGACGCGGTAGGCGTTCACATCCCAATAGGCGTTGGCCCGGAACGACTCGCGCTTCTTGATGAAGTCGGCGGTATCCCCGGTGGCTTCCGACATATCCAATTCGTGTAAACGTTGAATGCCAGCGGCGAGTTCGCTTTCGGCGGCCAGCCGCGCCATTTCGTCGGCGGCGACCGCAATCGCCTCCGCGTAGGTCTTCATCAACTGTTCCATCTCGGTGAGAGTCGGAACGCCGATGCCCTGCATTTTCGCCAGTGCTTTGTTGTACTTCTCCTGATTCTCAATCGTCTTGATGTTCGCCGCGTTCACTGCGTCGATCATGCCGCGCAGCGCGTTGCCTACGTCCCAACCCCGCTTCAGTCCTTCGATAAGAGACTTCACCGAAATGGCGAGTTGGCCTGCGCCGCTATTGGGCTCGTCGAACTGCAAGTTGAGCAGCGCGTCATAGAGTTTGGTCGCCTCCACAATGCCCGGCTGGTTGCGGTCCAGTGCCTTTTCGAGGTCGTCAAAAAGTGCAAGCAGCTTGTATTGATCGGCGGTGTCGAACTCTAAGGCTTCGTTGATCTTTATGTTTTCGATCTTGAGTTTTCCGACATCGGCCTTGAGCCTCGCGTTGAGGTCATCGACCGCCCCCTGCATCTCCTTGATCATTTTTTCGCTGTTGATCGTGAAGGTAAATTCCAACAGCGTGTCGGACTGCTTCGGGGTGATGACTTTCAGCTTGTTGGCGAAGCTTTCGATGCCGTCGATCAGCTTGTCGAATTTCTCCTGAGCCTTCTCGGCCCCATCCTCCATGTTCGAGAAGAGATACGTCGCCGCCGCGCTCGCGGCGATCAGCGCAATGGTCACGAGGTTGCCGGACGTAACCATGGCCTTGAGCGTGGATGCGATGCCGCTGCCCGCGCCGCCGCCGAACGCGAACACCTGTGCGATCTGTCCGAACTGCTGCGCCACCGCCCGCATGCCGCCGCCAGAGGCCAGTCCCGACAGCACGTCGTTGATTTGAAATGTTAAATTGCGGGCGGAGTTCGCCGCGTTGGCAGCCGCGCGGCTGTGGGCTTCAGCGACCGCCGCCGCGGATTTTCTGGCCTCTGATGTGACCCCTGCCGACTGCCGCCGCGATGCCGCGATAACCTTGTCAGCGCTGCTGTTGGCGGAACCGCCAACGGCGTCGAAGAACTTGGTCTGATCGGAGGTCATCTTTTTGACGACGCCACCCATCTCCGTCACGGCACGACGGAGATTGGTCAGGTCCGCACTGATCGCCAAAACTAGTTGTTCGTCCATGGTTGGCATTTTATCTGATACCTAAAAGACGTTTAGCCTTCGGTTCGATCTTATGGCATTCTTTGGTTGGCACTGCCTGCGGGCGGTGCTTTTGGGCAAGGCGATGCAAGGCGAGGCGAGGACTGGCTGGGCTCGGCTTGGCATGGACAGGCGAGGCACGGAGGGGGAGGCGAAAGTCTCCCCCGCTTGCTTCAGTGGAGAGTCCTGCGAACCTCCTGCGGGCCTTCCGAGATGAAACTCCATAAGTCGTCTTTTTCCTTGCTCGTCAGTCCTTCCTGACTGCCGTTGGCCTTCATCCACCCGTCCGCCCACGCCAAGAACTCCCAGTAACTCATGTCGAGGAAGTCGCGGTAGGCGAGGCCGCTGACGGAGGCGAGTCCGATAAGGGGGGCGATGCGCCATCGACCGTTGGGGAGATCGTCGAGCCGTTCCCCTTCGCCTCGCCCCCTCCAGCTTCCCCCAAGTCGGCCTCCTCCGGATGTCCGATCAGCGCGGCGGCGAGGATCGCCATGGCCACAGGCAGAGTCTCGAGCAGCGGTCGTGTCTCCACGAACAGCCGCACCAGCTTGGTGGCTTCGAGGGGAACCATGCCACCGCCGATCAGGCCCCAGCGAACCGTCTCGGCTAAGTCCTGCACTCGCCAGTCGCCCTTCAGCATCCGCTGCTGGAGGGCGAAGGGGCCGGTATCCGTCTTTTCTTGCAGGGAGATCAACTGCGCCCACGCAAGTCGGAATGGATAGCGGCCATCCCCGAAGTCTAGCTCTATACGCCCGTCCCGCATGGGCTTACGGCGCTACGTATGCGTGTGTCGCCCACGTATCGACCAACGCGCCATCGCTCTGCAACGAGACGTTGAGCGTCACGCGTCCGCCCTGTTCGGCTGCATATGCAAGACTTTCGCACTGCATGAACCCTTCATACGTCAACAACCCTGTCGGAAAGTCGATCTCGATGCGGGTCGGCACCGATGAGGTGCTGTTGAACGCGGCCTGCCACGTCGGCACAGCTTCGGCAGCGGCTACGCCCTCGCCAGTCACCTGTCCCGTAAGGGACTGTGCATCGCGCCCGATCCACGCAACGGCGTCGGGGTTGTCACAGTCCGGGATGTTCACTTCGGTGAGGTTCTTCGTCAGCGTCAGCGCCTTGGTCGTGAAGCCGCAGGGCGCGGCGTAGGTGACGATCTTGGGCGGATCGGCGGTGACGCCAGTGGTCTGTGCCACGGCACCGGAGGTGTTGGTGCCGACCAGCGTGAACGTGTTGGCGGGAACGTTGACGCTGGAGATGGTCTTGTAGCCGTTGGCGTTGCCCAGCGGCGATGGCAAGGCCGTCGCGCCAGCGATCAGCACGATCATGCCGTTCTGGAACTTGGTGATATCGGAAACGCCGACCGTGCAGACCGCAGGGTTAGCGGATGTAAGGTTGGTGACGGTGATCGCCGCTGGATCGGTGCCCGTGGGCGTCCCGAGCATCACTCGCATTTTGCCAGCTTTGGCGGTGGTGGGCTGTGCCATGGGTGTCTCTCCGTTATGGCCTGCGCTCGACGTAAGCCTGAAGTTGAATGACGGCATGGCTCGTCAGACCATCCGGGTCGCGCATGTACAGTGTGTTGGCGTGGTACAGGGAGGAGCATGCGTTGACGGGCAGCGCCACGTCCTTGTCGTGAAGCGCGGTATGCACCGCCGAAGCGATACGCTTCACCTCCGGATAGCCGACGTTGCGGGACCATGCATCCAACTGGATGTTGATCTCGATGGCGTCGATGCATTCCGGATTGTCGGTCACCTCGGTGGCTGGGCCAATCGAGATGTATGGGAACGTCGCGCTGGGCGGAACGTCATCGTAGACGCGCGAACCGCATAGCGCCTGCACGGTGGGATCGTCCTTCAACGTCTGGACGATGTAGCCTTGCATTTCGAGGGCGGGAGACTCGGCCATCAGGGTTCCTTGCCCCCGCCCGCGCTGCCCCGCTTGTGGGCCTTCACCGCATTGTTGACGGTAAGTCGAAGCTTGCGAAGCATGTATGGCTTGCGGGCGCGGTAGACCGGAAAGATGTGCGGGCGCGCCTTCATCTTGACTGTACCGAACTCCAGCCAGCGCCATAGGTAGCTGGCAAACAATCCGGTCGCGTTGGGGTCTTTCGGCACCCCGACCGCGCCTACCAGCTTTTTATCCGGGTGATCGGACAGCTTCGCGCCGATGATCGATTGCTTGTATTGGCCCGTCGCCTCCGGCGCATACAGCTTGACGCGCTTGGCGAGGTCTTGCGCCACCTTCAGTTGCGCATCAGCCAAGGCGACACTGATGGCAGGAGCCACGCGCGACAGTTCCTGCATGACGCCTTCGCGATTCTTCCACTCCACCTTCATTTTGGCCATTGCGGTCCCTTCGGCGGCGTGTAGCCCTTCGGCGTCAAGAACTTGACGACCACGATATCGCGCACCGCCTTGACGACACCCACGGTTTTCTGGTCGGCCCAGCCGCGCCGCAGCATGTCCATCCGTTCCTTGCACGAGTTACACGGCATGCGCTGCTGTGTCCGTTCTGTTGTAGGCTGGCCAGCTTCCGACCATCTCGTCACGCCACACGCCGTTGCGCTTCACCTGATAGCTGCCGCAAGCAATGCACCAGCGACGCGCACCGACCTCGATCCACTCATGCCGCATCACGCACTGACTCCTGCTTCGGCAGTGATCTCGATGAAGTCGCGGCCCGGCGTCACCGCCAGCGCGCGGATCGCGAAGTAGATGTCTCGCCGCTTGTCGTGAGCCCGCCAGTCGGTATGCACCGAACGGGTCGCCTTGTTGATGCGCAGGCGCAGCATCACAGGCTGACGGCCCTCCAGCCGCGAGGCCATCACTTGCTCGTCGCCCTTTAGGAATATCGTCTCGGCTTGCTGAACGAAGCGCTCGGTCCACGGCCCGGAAATCATGTTCCCATAGCCGTCGTCAACCGGCTCACGGCTTTCGAAGCCGTAGCTGTCGATCATCTCCCCTGCGCTGCGCTTGCTCTTTTCGGTCGGCATGGACGCAAAGGAAACCCGCCGATCTGCGTTGGGCAGAATCGACGGGCTTGCGCACAGTTGCCGATTGCGCGCGCACGGTCAAGGCCATACCTTATGCGGACGCTCCGGGGGCCGGATGGCAAGGCGGCTGACTCTAGATCAGTTACAAGCAGGTTCGATTCCTGTCCGGAGCGCCAACCAAGGAGAACCACGATGACGTAGATTGTCCAACTGAAGATCAAGATCAAAAGCCTCGCTGCCGAGGCCCTGATCATCCGCCGAGACGAGCGGAAATCATCCGGGGATACCCGGAACTCCCTACACAACCATCGAAAATGTGTCGTCAGACCGGAAGCCCGCGCCAGCCTGCTGGCCTACGCCTTCCTCCGCGACCGCCCCCTCATCACCCTCGAACACCCCGCCTCGCGCCCTCCAGACTGGGAGAACGTCAAGCGCATCGCCAAGAAGTTCGGCGTCAGCTTTGACGACGTGGCGTTCAAGGCGTGGGCCGGGATCGAAAGAACGGACGTAAAGAAGGCGGCTTAACGTTCGCCCTTGACGAACCGACGCTTCAGCCTCGCCGCCACCTTCGGGTCGGCGGCGGGCTCAGCGTTCGCCGCCTTGATCGCCGCCATGCTGTCCTTCTGCGCCCACGGGTGTTGCGGATCGAGCGGGTTGCCGTCCGAATCACATGCGCCGCGAAGCGTGTCGGCATCGAACGCCTTGGTCACGATATTATGATGGGCGTGGCACAGGGATTGCAGATTGGTCGGATCGAGCCGCCGGTGCGGTGCCGCCGCCACGGGCATCACATGATCGACATGCCGCGCGCGGCTGGTGCAGCCAGCCACCGCGCAGTCCGGGTTAAACCGGAGATGCTTCCGCGCTAGTCTCGCCCACGTATAGTCGTAGATGCGCGGTCTTCTCGGCGTTTCCGTTTTCGTTCCTCCCGCAGCTTTGGCTCGACCGTGAGTATCCAGAGAACCTTGCGCTCTAGCTGAGCAATGTCGTTCTCATCGAGCCCTTCGCCTCGCGTGAGGTATCGGATACGGACGCTTAACGCCATGGGGCGTTTCAGCGGGTGCCTTTTGATGTAGTTTGCAACGTCTCTTGATAGCATGTTCGCAGCATTAACCTCCATTGTTGCGACCTCCCGTTAGACTAAAACCTCCCGCTATTGAAAAGAGATATCGAATATGCAACATTCATTTTTGGAGTGCTTTACCGATGGTTGAGAAGCGTCGATACTTCTGTCAAATGAACTCGCAGCATGTCAGTGTGCGTGTCCCGCATCCTCCTACTCTCGAACAAATCGGAGATCGAAAAACCCTCGACGGTCACCCGGATGAGCAGTTCGAATCCATGCCCACCCGTCTCACCGCGAATCTGCTGAAGCTGCTGCTTCGCGGCGACGGCCCGCTCACTTGACGGCCTGAACTCATCGGCGAGGAGAAGATCATAAGCGGATCGACCCTCGGCCATCTCGCGCCAGAGGCGGATGAAATCCCATGCCGCTTCGACCTGATTCACATTCAGAACTCCGGCTGCCGCCAACGAGGCGACACTGCTCCGCTGCCGCAGCGATGGTGCGGCATCAGGGCGGGGAATTGGGACCAATGCGGGTAACATCGGCGTAAGTTACTGTAAGCCCTATGTAATCGCTGCGTCTTGCGACCGGGTGCGCGGATGTGCTGATATCACATCGCCCGCCGCGAAGGCAGCGGGCATTGGCATGGCTAGACGAGGCTAGGCGTGGTTGGGCGCGGCAAGGCAGGCAGGGCTCGGCGGGGATTGGTAAGGCTCGGCGGGGCGGGGCGCGGCAGGCTGGGTAGGGCACGGCAAGGCTCGACTGGGCTGGGAACGGCAGGCATGGCTTGACGTGGACGGACCGGGATAGGCGGGGCGAGGACCGGCAGTGCGAGGCGGG